CTTCTTCAAGTTCATTCATTACACCTAAAACTTACTATCCGAGCGCATAATGGGAAATCTATCAAACGGAAAATATGCATATATGATCTCAGACCGTTCTGGTCAGAGATTTCCATATCAAGAAATGTTACAAGAATGGAATGGATCATGGGTACATATTTCTGAATATGAAAAGAAGCATCCACAATTAGAACCAAAACCACATCAAGCTGATCCAGAAGGATTACAATACGCTCATCCTGATAGACAAGAGCCACCAGTAATTATTGAATTAACACCAAATCCTTTTACAACTATTAAGTATGCAGGTAGCACTTATATTAATGTTTATTCACAAGATCATGGAAGATCTACTGGCAATGTTGTTAGATTTAGAGGACCTCCTGAAGTTGTAATTCCGGGCACGCCTACGCGCGAGACCTCATTTGAATTAGTACCTTCATTTGATGGTGTTACAGATATTTCAAATGCAAATGGTTTTACTATTACAGTTGGAAAAATTGATTCATCTGGTATTGTTGGAGATCCATTGAATTATTTTTATTTTTTAAGTACAAGTACGGCAACAACAGGAAATGTTTCTGGTGGTGGAGCACAATGTTCTGCAGGTCCAGTAACTTTACAAGCTTAATATGACATACGCAGAACTAGTTACAAAAATAAGAGATTACACAGAAGTAGATTCAAATGTATTTACAGCAACTATTGTCAATGGTTTTATTTTAGATGCTGAATGGAGAATTCAAAGAGATGTAGATTCTGATAATAATAGAAAATATGCAACAGCTACTGTTATTGCAGCTCAACCTTACGTAAGTACACCTTTATTAACATCTCAAACTTTAATTATAAGAGAAGCTCAAATCATTCCAGGAGGTGCATATACAGGGCCTAATGCTGTAGTAGAATATAGAGATACTGGATTTATTAATGAATATAACAGCACTAATGCACAAGGATTACCTAAATATTTTAGTTATTGGGATGAGCAAACAATAGTATTAGCCCCAATTCCAGACTTGACATATACGATGCAATTAAATTATACCTTGAAGCCAGCAGGATTATCTGCTAATAATACGACAACATATTTAAGTCAGCAATTTCCCTCTGGTTTATTATATGCTTGCCTTGTTGAGGCGTATGGTTTTTTAAAGGGTCCGGCAGACATGATACAATTTTACGAACAAAAGTATCAAAGTATGCTACAAGGATTCTCTATTGAACAAATGGGAAGAAGAAGAAGAGATGAATATCAAGAAGGTTCACCTCAGATTCAAAAACAAGGATAATATAATTAGGAGTTAATATGGCTATAACACAAGCAGTTGCAAATTCGTTTAAAGGACAACTTTTACAAGGTGGACACAATTTTAATACCACTAATGGAAATATCTTTAAACTTTCTCTTTATACTTCTGCAGCAACTTTAGATTCTTCAACAACTGTTTACACTTCAACAAATGAAGTTGCAAATACTGGTCAGTATGTAACAGGTGGTGGAGTTTTAGCAAATGTATCACCAGTTGTTTCAAGTGGTGTAGCATTTATAGATTTTGCAGATATATCTTTTACAGGCGTTACTTTAACTGCAAGAGGTGCTTTGATTTACAATACATCAAACACAAATGCGGCGGTATGTGTATTAGATTTTGGAAGTGATAAAACAGCAACATCTGGAACTTTCACAATTCAGTTTCCAGCAGACACAACATCAGCGGCTATTCTAAGAATCGGCAACGCATAATAGGAGTAACCTATTATGGCGAATGGCTGGAATATTGGAAGTTGGGGAATAGGTGAATTTGGAACAGGTTTAGAAAATGTAAACTTTGTTCCTACTGGACAACAATTAAATATTTCTACAGGTTCTTTAAATGCAGTTGGAGAAGTTAATTCTGGCTGGGGAAGATTAACGTGGGGACAAAATTCTTGGGGCATTGATGGAATTAATGCTACTGCAACTGTAACTGGCCAACAATTAAATATTTCACAAGGAAACATTTCTCTTGCATTTGGTGTAGTGGTTGAACTTCAATCTTCAGTCCCTGCTGGATGGGGTATTGTAGATTGGGGAACAGATTCTTGGGGAGATAGTGAAGTTAATACTGCTTTAACTATCATAGAAGGGGATGTAGATCCTGGTCCAGATGCAAACGTAACTGGATTACAATTAAATTTATCATTAAATAATGTATCTATTACAGGGGATGCTTTCTTATCTTTAACAGGGCAACAAATAAATATATCTCAAGGAATAGTAGAAAGTTTACCAAATACAATATCAAGTGTTACAGGACAACAATTAAATGTTTCTGAAGGTATAGTAGATCCAAGTCCAGATGCCAATGTTACTGGTATTGGAATGACTGTTTCTTTAGCTGTTGGAACAGTTGTAGCTGGAGAAGCTAATGTATTTCCTACAGGACAACAGATAAATATAACTCAAGGAACAGCACAAGGTGTACCAAATACCATTGCAAGTGTCACTGGAATAGGCTTAAATATAGCAGTCGGAACAGTATTTGCTGGTGGTACTTCTATTATTCCTGTTACAGGAAATGGATTGACTATATCATTAAATAGTATAAATAGTCAGGTCTGGACTGAAATAAATACCGGAACTGATGCAACTTGGACAGAGATTGACACAGCCGCATAAATTAAATAATATAATAAAATAAGGAATTAAAATTATGGCATCAAGTTATTCTACAGATCTAAAACTAGAATTAATGGTAACTGGCGAAAACGCTGGTACATGGGGTGATATTACAAATACAAATTTAGTTATTCTTCAACAAGCAATTGCTGGGTATCAATCTGTTGCAGTTAATGCAACAACTGGTCTTACTCTTACATTTACAAATGCAGCAGTATCTGATGGTAAAAATGCTGTATTACAACTTACCGGAACACCTACTGCAAATATAAATGTAAATGTTCCAGATGGAATTGAAAAAACATACGTTGTTAATAATCAAATCACTCATGGAACAAATACAGTTACTTTTAAAACAACTTCAGGAACAGGAATTCAATTGGCGCAAGGAAATAGATATGTACTTTATGCAGATGGAACAAATGTATCTCTTGCAAACATGGAACAAGTATGGAGAGCTGTATCTACAACTGCAACTATTCAACCAGGTTCTGCAATACTTGCAAATACAGCGTCTGGATCATTTACAATTACATTACCCGCTTCTCCTGCAACTGGTGATATAGTATCTTTTGTTGATGCAGGTTATACTTTTGATACCAATCCTTTGACTGTTGGAAGAAATTCTAGTAATATAGCAAACACATCAACTAACTTAGTTGTAAATACTGAAGGTGCTGGATTTACTCTAGTGTATTCAGGTGATGCAACAGTAGGTTGGACTTATAGGGACAAATAATTATGGCAAATTACGAAGCAACAAGATACGATTTTGACGGAGCATTTTTAACAGGTATTGAAGGTGTCAATACTGGAATAGTTGTTCCTTGGGGTTCAGCTTCAATTCCATCTGGATTTTTATTGTGTGATGGTCAATCTGTTTCAACAACAACTTACGCTGCATTATTCGCAGTCATTGGTTATACATACGGTGGATCAGGTGCAAATTTTAACGTACCAGATTTAAGAGATAGAACAGTTGTAGGTGTAAGTGCAGCAAATTCAAAAGCTTTAGCACAAGGCATTGGTGCAAACACAGTTACACCAACTGGAAACATTTCAGGTAATACTGGTGCTACAACATTAACGACTCCACAAATACCTTCACATACTCATACTGTGGCATCATTTAATCCTGGTGGTGGAGGACAATTTGCTACGGGTATAAGCCCACCGGGAGCTGGTGAGTATAGAATAGCCAATACTTTTAGTATTAATAATACTGGAGGTGGCAGTTCTCACGACCATACTTTATCAGCTAACTTTTCAGGTTCTGCAAATTCAGTTTTACAACCTGGATTAGTATTAAATTATATTATTAAAACTTAAGGAAAATTTATGCATTTAACAGTTATACCCTCTGACAAACAAATTTATTTAGAAACATCTAACTCAGTTCACTTACCAACAAGTTGGCCAAATAGACGTTGTCATGTTATTGATAATGATCAAGAGTTTTGGAACTCTGTTGATTCAAGAATACTTGCAATTCAATATCATTCTGATGGATTAAAACAAATTGAATATAAAAATCCAAGAGAAGATGTTGTAATTACAAATGTATCTGACGTTCAAAAATATGTAGATAGATTTAATTTAACCGAACAAACTTATCAATCTCAAATTGTTTGGGATAACAACAATGTTAAAATAACATTAGCTGATGGATCCAAAAGAGCTGAAACTTCAGAAGAAAAGATCACAAGAATCGGACCAAGACCATAATATTTCAAATAAAATAACCTTCTTTAATAAAAATAGTTAAAGTAGTTCTCCAAATTTCTTCATCTACTAATGGTGAATGAAGTAGATTTGAATCAAACAATACGGCTCTGTTTTCTTTAAAACCTATATGCATATCTAAATTGTTGTTTGTATAAAATCCAAGTCCATGGTTTAATTTTGTACCACCTTCTATTTGTAAATAAAGGTTTATTTTACAAATTGCCTCATCTGTATGTGGTTTGTACATAGTTAATTTTCTCTTATCTATTCCACATTCTTTTGTTTTTATTATTTTATATTTAAATTTTTTTAAACATTGTTTTTTTAAACATTGTCCTAGTTCGCTATCAATTAAAAACGAATATCTAAATCCATAAGTATTAGCATCTATTTTTTCTTCTGATCTATCAAAATACCTTGGTGAATAATTTATGTTTTTTGATTTTGAAAATGCTTTTAAATCATTAAAATCTTTTTCATCTAAAAAATTATCTATAATGGTAATCATTTATAATTTATCCAAGAAGTAACTATATATTTTTCTCCACTTAATGGAGGATTGCCTCTATGTACATATGGAAATCCAGCTGGCCATATAACAATTCTACCTTTAACGGGTTTAACTCTTTGTGATTGATATAAAAATTCAGTCTCACCACCATCTTCAACGTCATTTAAATATATGGAATAGACAAGAACTCTTTTTGCCATATCCCTTTCTGCAGCATGTTCAACATGCCAAACATGATATCCTTGAGCCGGTATTGTTTTTTGAATTTTAACATGATCTGTTACAATGTCTTCTCCTGTATATTTTTTAATATTGGTTTCGGTGTAATAATGTCTTAATGCCATATCAAAATTGACCATTAATAATTTTAATTTATTAACATTAAATTCTTCATCCGTTAAAACCTCTCCTGTGCAAAATAATTGTTTATCACTTTTTAAATCTTGTGTGGCACCTTCTGTAGTAAATCTTGAAAATACCTTATTGAATTCTTGATATTTTTTGAATAACTCTATGGCCTGATCACAGGCTTCATCTGGAATATACCCATCGTAAATACCTATAAAGTCTTTAATACTACTTTTTCTCTCTTGCATCATTTATATCCTTAATTAATTTTTTTTCCAATCGGCTTGTTCTATTAAATTTGAAACTAAACAATATATTGTTTTAGTCTCTTCTTCAACTTTACCAACCCTTTTTAATATATTAGGTGAAAATATATAGTAATGACCTTTTTTAGAATAAAGTGTCATCTTTAAAATCAGCGTATTTACCATGTTGATCTACATAATGCATAAATAATTGAGCACATCCATCTCCTTCAAATGGTTTTCTACCGTGTTCTAATTCGCAACCTAAATATATTACAGCGTCTCCTTCTTGCATTTCAATCCAATTATTTTCCATATGTATCGGCCATGTTTCTGTTTGATGAATACATGCAGTTACACTTATCTCACAAGAAGGTCTATCTTTATGGTTTTTTAAAATAGATCCAAATTGATAATATCTCCAAAAAGCATATGTTTTAAATAATTTTAAACCAGTTTCTTCTTCCATTTTAGGAAGTTTTAACTCTAACATAGTGTTCATTAAAGCATCTTTGTACCATGAAGGAGAAAATGGAGACTGAGAATCGGTAATCCAATCTTCATCTAATTTATTTAAACAATATTTTTTTAATAATGTTAATTCTTCTTTAGAAAAGAAATTTTTTATTAATTTATATTTAAATTCTTTTATATTAGCCATGCTACTATACTGTATCTAGTTCCTTTGGTTATGGGTTCTATTCGATGTGGATATTGAAAATTACTTGGAAACATAATACATGTACCTGTTTTGCATTTAACTCTTTTCATCTCCGTATTATCTTGATTATAAAAAACAAAATCTCCACCTTCATAGTTATCATTTAAATTTAAAATAAAAGTAAAAGTTCGCTGTGTTCGATAACTGTGATCACAATGAATTTCATATTTTCCAGCTATTTCGTATTTTAATAAATCTATTTGATTTAAACTACTTGTTTCTATATATGGAAATTTAAATTTATAATGAGAATAATGTTGTTTGATTATTCTATCTATATGTTTAAAAAAAATTTTATCTGATATACTATCTTTTTTTAAAATGTATCCAAAAACATTTCTAATATTTTCCACATATCCACCCGCAGTAAGTAACTTATTGCACGCCTTTTTATCAATGTATTTTTTTATTAACTCAATAAAATCTTTATTAGTTAAATTATTTAATACTACTATTGCCTCTTCTAAATTCATATATTATGTTTCTTTAATTTATTTCTTATATCAGTAGCCGATATTTCTTGTATTTCTTTTGGTAATACAATTTCTTCAATCTTATAACCAACATCTCGACCATAACAAATATTTGTAATATTTGCAACTTTGATAACTTCAAAGTTACCTATATAATCTTGTAATTTTTCTTCAATACGTTTCTTTATATCTTCAAATTCAAAAGGATTACTATCTGACTTTGGCATGGTTCTAACCATGATTTGCACTTGTCCAGTTTTTTTTAATATTTCTTTAAATAAAGCTAAATGCCCATCGTGGAATGGTTGCCAACGTCCTAGCATTTGTGCTGTTGGTTTAGAGTAGTCCATGTATCTCCTTTATTATGTTATCGTAATTAAAATCTTTTATTTCAAAATCTAATTTTTTAGGTTTCTCAAATATTTTATTAGTATCTTCAAATCTTCCTTTATCAATTGTATTCATCCAAATCTTCATATCATAGAAAGATCTATAAGATTCAAATGGACAAACAAAGTCTATAACAACATGATTAACTACAAGATCACACATAGTCATCATACGATTCGCTTGTCGTTTACGACCATTCTCTGTAAAATCCCAATCTTCAAATAACTTTCTAATCTCATCAGCATTAAAGTGTGGTATCTTTTTATTCTCAACTAATTTTTTAGCAAATGTAGTTTTGCCAGATCCTGGTAATCCAAATATTAATATCTTCATGTTTTATAAAAGTAATCGTAAAACCATTTAAAATTTGTCTCTATATAATTAATAGATTCTTTATTTAAATTGTTTTTATTATCTATTTGTTTTTCAACTTTGTTAAAGTGTCTGACTTTACCATAGGGAATATGATCTAAAGGACAATCATAAGATATATTTATA